TTTCAGACTGAACACGGCTTATCAGCCCTTGATGTTCCATTCTTTCCAGCATCGTAGTAAGAGATGTTATCGCTAATCCGCATTTAGTCGAGAGTGACCTGATTGAGATACCATCCTCCTGCCACAGCACATAAAGAATACGCCCCTGGGCTCCATTGAACGCATCAATATTCTTTTCGCTGAGAATCTTCTCAAAGATTCGGTCTCCAAGTTGTTTTATTTTTGAAACAAGAAATCCGCCATTCATTTCCAAATAAAAGCTCCTATATAGTAGTTTATTAAATTATACTATATAGGAGTTTTATTGTCAAGAGCTTGTATGTCTGAATAGAGGTAAATTTCGATTTGTCGCTTCGTTTATGCCACAAAGAATGGATTGCTGATCATAAATAATAAAAACTCACTCGGCTTAAGTGCTTTTTCTAAATGCAAATATTATGATATTTAAAAAATTGTTTCAACTTGCTATTGCAATTTGCGAAAAATAAAAAAACGCCGGAAACCCTTGATTTTACTGGGCTTCCCGGCGGAGTTTTTGGCGTGCCAAAAGGGATTCGAACCCCCGACCTTTCGCTTAGGAGTAAACCGATAAAACACTGAAAAACTTAGTATTTATCGGCTTTTTAAATTTTAGTGCAATGCACGCAATTTTATAGTGCTTATGCTTGCTTTTGGGCAGGTTTAAACTCCTTAATCAATGCGTCAATACTGATTATTTTATTTGATTTGCGTTTCGGTAGTGATTCGACATAATGTGTGTAGATGTCGAGAGTAGTTGACGGCTTAGCGTGTCCGAGTTGTTTTTGCACATAGTGGAGTTCGTGACCTGTATATAACAAATTGGTGGCGCAGGTGTGGCGGAGCGAATGAGCCGTAAATCTATCAATTACAAACGGTACACCTTTAGGGTCATACTTACTTTTAGGCTGTATTTCATAGTCCGAAAAATCGCCGTACTTAATATTAAGGTCTGCCATATAGCTGTTCCATAATCGCCGCCACGCTATGTCGGTCATCAGAGTACCTTTTGTGGAAGTCACAACAAAATCATCGGGTTTATGCTCAGGTTGCTTTTCCAGAAAGTCAATAAGAATTTTCGGAACATCTGTAACAGTACGCACTCCTGATATGGTTTTTGCACCTTGCTCAATATGCGCCTTGCCTTTGGTCACAAGTTTCTGATGAACATTTATTGACCGTTCGGTTAGGTTTATATCTCGCCATTGCAAGCCGAGGCATTCACCCAGTCGCAAACCTGCAAACATCATTATCATTGCAGGTAACTGTGCACGGTGTTCTGTTGATACCACCCACAGCTGTTCTTGTGCAGTCAATGCTCGCCGTTCTGAGGTTTTTGCGTCACGGGGTATCTCTATGTATTGTGCAGGTGAAAATTCGATTACACGGTTTTCTATGGCATAATTGAACACCTGCCTTACTGCACCACGCCAATCACGCAAAGTCTTTTTTGCGGTTGGCTTGCCTGTGTGTGAATTGCAAGCGTATTCGTCAAGAATTATCTGCTGAAAGTCGGATTTGACAAGTTTGTTAATCGGTCGGTCATTCAGGGCAGAGAAGTGGCTCAGATAAATTGAATAGGTTTTGTACTGTCCCTCGGAAAGTATAGATTTTTTGTAGGCAAGCCACAAGCTAACGAGTTTCCCCCATTTCATTCCTGTGTTTAGCACATCCATACCCTTGCCGATTTGTAACTTGATAAGCTGTGCCTTTTCTTCAACCTCTTTGACAGAGTAACCGTTGACGGTTTTGTATTTGCGTTTGCCGTCCTCGTCTTTGCCAAGATATACAGATTTTTGATAGCGTCCGTCTGCACGCTTTTTAAGTTTTGCTTTTGCCATAATATACACTCCTTTTTATTAAAAAAGGGTGCAAAAATCCCTTGTGCTTTAAATTACTTGAAAAACACAAGGGATTGTGATACAATTATTTTGCGTTTAATTGCGTCATCTGCACCCTGTGTGGATGATTCCGCTCTGTTCGAGTACCAGTCGAGCAGGGCGGATTTTTATTGCTTTATCAACTCATCAACTGTGACATTAAATATTTCTGATAATTTAATCAAAGTTTCAATTGACGGTTGCATTTTACCTTTTTCATAATTAGAAATCGTTGTGCGGCTAAGGCATAATACCTTGCCCAAATATTCTTGAGTGAATTCTTTATTGGTTCTGAGCCTTTTTAAATTATCACCAAAAGCCATTGTTTACACTCCTTTTTCGTGCTTTTTATTTGAATTGTATATACAAACGGCTGAAAATCATTATAATAAGAATAGGGGGGTGAGTTTTATGAAAAAACTAACAAGAAAAATTTATGGTATGCTTTCTTATGTTTTCTTTGTTTTAGCTGTTTTTTCTCTGTTTCTCAATGCTGTATCCCTTGTGACGAACTTCTTTATTAAAGACTTTACAGTTGCTTTGTGGGAAGTTGCGTTTCTCCCGGTCATTATAATTTTTGCAATCAGGCATTATCGTCCAATATATCCTGATTGTCTTGCATAAGACTATTTAAATCTACTATGTTATTATTGATGAGACGAACATCAAGCTTTTGGATAGCTTCCAAAACTTTTTGTTCGTTTTCTTCTGCCATTTTTAATTTATTCAATTCTGCATTTAATCTTTTCTCTTTGATTTCTTCTTCTAACATTTGGTTTGTCAATTGTTTATCTTTAAGTTCCTCTTTTGTTTTTTCATTTTTACGCTTTAATTCATATGTTTTGCGATTTTGTCTTCTGTCAACTATTTTTTTGATAAAATTTATTATTCCGAGTGTTTTTATTTCACAGTTTTTGATTTTTAAAGAACCACCAAATAAAATTACATAAGTAGTAACAATTGGAATTACATAATCTTTAAGTATATTTAGTCCATCTAAAATTATCTGAAAAGAAATATCACCCGGTGAATTAAGAGCAGTTCGTACATTCATTTGAGCAGTTTCGTTATACAGCATTTCAGTCACAAAGGTTGAGAATCGATTGAAACTTACTGCGTCAATGCCTTCCTTGTTTTCAATTTTGAATGTTAAAGACAATGTATTCTTAAATATGTAACACCCATAACAAGCATTTAAAATGAGTTCTGCATATTCGTTTAAAGAGCTAAGACTGTGGTGATTTCCGAAAATAGCTTTTGCGAGGTATGGATTGATACTGTGCAAATCAACTACATCAATTATTTCTATTTTTCTTCTTTTTATATAAGGACATGAAACCAGTGAAGTTTTGTGGAAATTTTCTTCGATTTGTGTATGGACTTCAAGTTCTTTAGTTGATGTGAATTCCTCGTTTTTATTTTCGTAATATTCACCTATTTTAGCAAAAGCCACGGAGTAATTACCTACTATTACAATAATATCATCCTTTTTTAAGTCGCAGACAAACCTGCGACATTTATTTAGAGATGTAGTAGGGTTCTTTTCGGGATATTTGGATTTTAATTCTTCTTTTAAATCGGGAAATTTAGAATTGTCTTTTAAATGTTCTTGCAAGACTATATTCCAGCCTATGGCTATGTAACTGTCTTTTACAAATTCATCGAAAAATGCACCTTTTTTAGTTCTTAGCATCCAGTAATTTGTATCAGCCTTAATTTCGGGAATATTTATATATTTTTCTAATTCGTTCATATCAAAACCTCTTAAAATTATATATTTATATTGACAAGAAATGTCATAAAATGTAGAATAATTAAGAGGAGTGCAGACTTCTCACATACCTTTTTTTGACCGCTCATAGTGCCAGCTGTGGGCGGTCTTTTTTATTATCAAATGCCAAGTATTTGTTTCTTTTTTAAAGTGAATTCTTCTTCAGTCAGTATTCCTGATTTATACAATTCGTTGAGTTCCTTTAAAAGTTGAATACTATCTTTTTCATTTGATGTTTGAGCGGAATTCTCATTTTTATTTTGGCTCACAAAGCGTCTTACTTCACCAATAGCATTATAAAAATCATCAGCCGCTTTTCTTGAAAATTTAATCTCAATATCATTATGTTTTCCCATAACAGAAATTGTTGCTTGCTGTAATAAAGGTTTTTCAATATTTACCTGCTTAATTTCTTCTATGGGGATTTCTTCCTGCTGAGTGTCGCCTAACATTGACATATATGAAAATAAACGCTTCGTTGTTAATACAAGAATCCCTGTTCCTGATTTTAATACACCTGACAATGCACGGACGATTTCTTCATCCGGAAACAATATGGATTCTGCTTTGTCTATAGCTTTATTGTTAAATAAATTTACTGTATTACTTGCGTCAACAGCGCTTGCAATTGATTTAAAAGTTTTGCCATTGAATTTACCCATAATTCTACTCCTTATCTAAATTGCATTAGCCTCAAGTTCGTTATAAACAACAGGCTCATAATCATAAAAGTGTTCTGATTTAATATGTTTCAATTCGTGTTTTGTTGCTTTTTGCTGAACAGCATGACTTAATAAGATATTTATGTAAACATTGAAATTACCGTCTGAATCCACAACAGTAACACCTTTTACAGTCAGCGGCAGTTCGATTCCTCTAATATAAATATCGCCCAATAATCATTCATCCTTTTGCAATGCCTCAATGATACGAACAGCTTTTTCAACATCTTCTTTTGTAGCACCTTTTGCAAGGCTGAACAGCATACGCATTTCACTTCTGTTTTTGAGTTCTTCAAGGTATTCCTGAAGTTCTATATCATCAGTAAGTTTTGATGTTGCGTGTTCTTCCGTCAGATCCGATTTAAGTATTCCGAAATAATCTGCAAGCATTTGCATTTTATCTACTCGTGGATACTTCTTTGCATTTGCCCAGTCTGAAACTGTTGAGGCTGTGATTTTTAAGTCTGAAACAATATCAGCCTGAGTTTTATTATTTATGGCAAGATAATAATTGAAATTTTTAGCGAATATCTTTTTGTTCATTTCACTGTTATCTGTCATATTGAACACCTACCTTTTATTTATCTAAATCATACACTAAAAGCGTAAAAAAATCAAGATATTTTTAAAAATATTTCGTTTTTAGCTTGACATTACGCTTTTAGCGTGATATCATTAGAGCTGTAAGGAGGTGATGAAATGCTCAACACCAAAGTTAATTATCCTAAAATCACACTTGCGGCGGCAAGAGTAAATGCAGGATATTCGCAGAAAGAAGCCGCTTCAAGACTTAAAATCAATGAAAGAACTCTTCAAAACTACGAAAGTGGTGCTAATGTTCCTGACTGGGATATGGTTCATAAAATCGGTGAACTTTACGATTTCCCGATTGATTTTATTTTTTTTGGCTCTGAATTACGCTTAAAGCGTGATAAAGCTAATAACTAAGGGGGGTGAGATAAGGTGTTTATCCTTGAATGGTTAATGAAACACCCGATTTTTACATCTATTGCAGTATCCCTGATATCATCAGTGTTATCAGCGTTATTAGTATGCTTGATAGTGTTGACACGATGACGGGTATTGCTACGGAGTTTATCAAAAACTCTTTATAAATGAGGTGAAGAAGATGAAAAATAAAATGATAGGCAACTATTCAAATGAAGGAGTGCTTAATATATCGGCTACAAATTTGCAGGAGTTTGAAAGCCTTATAAAAAAGGCAAAAAAACAAGCTGACGAATTGCAGGATACAATCAATCAGCTTGAATTCTTCAATTTTAGTTTTAGGTTCTCAACGGATAATGATAATTAGTTTTTCTTTGTCATTTTTTCTGCGTGAATAGCAGAAATGTCAAAATCTATAAAAGAAACGATTGCATTTATAAATTCGATTAAGTCGTCAACATTGTATTCCTGTTGCTTCCTTTCGTAATGAGTTTCATCATTACCTATCCAAGCAGAAGCCACAGCTAAGTGTTTGATTTTACCATTGTCAATATAATTATTGATACATTGTGACAATGGAGCTTTTATTATTGCTTCTTTATCATCAGGGTGTAGAAAAATGGCATAATCTTTTACCAAAAATTCCAATGCTTTTCTGTAAGCCATTCCGGAAATATCATTCAAACGATACTGCTGTGAAGCATAAGCCTGATTGTAAATGCTACAAAAATCAGGTGATAAATCCTTGATATGCTTTGAAAATTCTCGTTCTTCAACATCATAAACCGGCTCAAATCCTCTTAGGTCAGTTATATCGTAATAACGACGTATATGATAATTACCTAAAAAGGTCTTTTCACAATTGTGACAGAAGAAATGAACAAAAAGATTTGGAGAAGTATGTTCATCGTCAATATAGTAGGAGCTTAAATACGAGGGGTCGCCAGATTTGTGACACATAGGACAGACTGACGGATATTCGATTTCAAGATTTTTCTTACTAAGGTTATCGTTCAATGATTCGCAGTTATAAATTGTCTTTTTGATAAGCAAAGACTCCTTCCATTATATAGTGTAATGAATTGCTGTTCATCACTACATATAGTATATCATAGAAAGTTGGTGAAATCAATGCACATCAATGAATTTGCTGAAATATTGCTCAAAAGCAGAAAACAGAAAGGTCTTTCACAAAGCGAGCTTGCTAAGAAATCAGGCTTTACTAAAAGAGCTATTCAGTATTGGGAGAAAGGAAAGAAGAGTATTTCTCTTGAAAATGCCGACAGGCTCTTAACGGCTTTGGGTGTAGAAATCAAGATAGGTAAAACAGAAAGCAGGTGATAACAATGCAGATAACAGGCACACCCGATGAAATCGCAGAATTTATGAATCTGCTGAAAAGCGATTACAGAGGTGACTGCACAATTGAAACTGATATTAACGGCAACACAATCTATCATTATCATTTTCCAAAAGCAGATGATGAGTAATATTTATTTTTAGGAGGAGTTTATATGTCAGACAGATTGATTGTACCAATCGTAAAGCCATTGACACCTAAAGAGGGCAACACAATCAGAGCAGTTGTTGATAATGACACGCTCAAGGAGCTTAACGAGATTTCGGACAAGACAGGAATTTACATCTCACAGCTTGCGAGAATGTGCGTTGAATTTGCCCTTCCGAGAATTGAAATTCAGGAAGGCGTCAAGGTTGAAAAAGTAAAGTAAGGAGGTGTACATATGCCGAGAGAAAGACCTATCGTCAATTGGGATGAAGTGCCGGTGATAATTGATGTGCCGTATGTGGCACGGTTGCTTGCACTTAATGTTGATTACACAACACGGCTTGCACAAAAGGGAGTTTTGCCCGCCCACAAAATCGGCAAACAATGGCGGTTCGACAAGGACGAACTCAGACAATACATAAAGGAGCATTGACAATGGAATTAAGAAACAGACTGACCAAGAGAGCATTAAAGGACAAGCTCTTTTACAGCGAGCTGACACTCAAACACACAAGAAACAGCCTTGCGAGTACGCAGACCGACCTTGAAACGGCACACAGCAACCTTGAAAAAGCCAAGGCAAAACTTGACAAGGTGACAGCCTTATATGTTGCCGAAAGAGCGAAAAACGCAGAACTTGCCCGCAAGCTCAAAGCACTTGAAACGCCTGAACCCGAATCCTTCGGTTTTGAATGTATGGGTGTTTCAAATGTCAACTAAAAAAGAAAAAATCCGCTGAAGCTCTGCAAAGCCTCAACGGATAGTAAGGATATAAACAATATAACCACTTTGATTATATCCTTTATTGATTAAAAAATCAAGAAGGAAGGTTAAAAAAATGGAATTTTGGTGCAAGAACTGCAACAATGAATGGGTTGATGATGAACAGCCGAAAGAATGCCCGAAATGCCATGACTGGCAATTTGAGGAGCTTTTCACTTGTGAAGACTGCGGGCGAAAAGAAGTTATTGAAGACTTTGATTTTGGAAGATTATTCGACGGTAAGTGTTATGACTGCTTTAAGAAAAGCGTAGCAAACTCTGACATCAACGCTTTCGTGATTTGGTATGTCTATTGCTACAACCGCAACGAGAGTGAAGCGTTTGAAGCTAAAGACCTTATTATTCAAGAAGCCTTTAACTTTGAATTTTGCAGAGAAAGCAACAAGCCGGAACACAAAGTGTTGATAATAAGCTTATTTGATTATCTTGTAAACAATGTATTTGATTCTAAATCTCTTCCGAGCGAATGTGAATTGAAAATAATTCAAAATGTTCGAGATTGGGTGTTCGATGATATGGATTTCTTCTACGATTGGTGGTGCTTAAGAAATGGCAAGAATAAAAGCTCCGTGTTATGGCTGTCAGACGAGAAGTGAACGCTGTCACAGCGGTTGTGAAAAATACCTCGAATATAAATCCGAATGTGATAATCGCCGAGCCGAACGCTCTAAGAATTACGATTTTAACGACTATATTTGCCACAAGATAGATCTGAATGCAAGGGGGCAAAAGTAATGTCACAGGAGTTTCCAAACGGCGTTTCGTACTTCACAGACGGCGAGATTTCGCTCACGGTCCACTTTCCCGAAGATAAAGTGAAGTGTCACTACTGCCCGTTTTGTCGCTCAGAAAGCGATTTAAACCGCTACTGGTGCAGGTTAACAAACAAGATGATTTACAATCCATACATACTCGGATTGCCTGACGGCTGTCCGATACAAATTAATGAAAGGATATAAAATTATGGGAATACCCGTTATGGTTCTCGGCAGAAGCGGAAGCGGAAAATCCGCAAGCCTGAGAAATTTTAAGGCTGACGAAATCAGCGTCATAAATGTAGCAAATAAGCCGTTGCCGTTTCGCTCAGACATAAAACCGTTCAATCTTAATCGAGAGGCAACTAAAAGGGGCGTGTCACGATACGCGCTTGCACAGCAGATGTTATTAAGGTGTTCGGCAAAGTCAATCGTGATTGATGACAGCCAATATCTTATGGCATTTGACAGCTTTGACAGAGCGAAGGATGTCGGCTACGGTAAGTTTACCGATATCGCCCTTAATTTCGAAAAGCTGATTGAATTTGTATCAAACAATCTTCCCGACGATAAAATTGTCTATTTTTTACATCATTGTGAAAGTAATGATATGGGCGAAATTAAGGCTAAGACAATTGGCAAAATGCTCGACAATCAGCTGACCGTTGAGGGCTTGTTTTCGATAGTTCTTTACTGCACAACCGACGGTAAGAGCCACAGATTCATTACGCAGTCTGACGGTAAGACATCGGCAAAGTCGCCTATGGAAATGTTCACGACGAATGAAATTGACAACGACCTTAAAGAGGTCGATAAAGAAATTAGAAACTACTACAATATGGAGGTAATTAACGATGAAAAAAATTAACAATTGGGATAAACAGCAGGCAGTAACACAGAGAGAACAGCTCCCTGTAGGCGGTTATGTAGCCAAAATTATGGGTGCAGAGGAAAAGAAATACAGCTTTGGCAATATGCTTTGGGTGAGCGTTGACATCACCGAGGGTGAGTATGCAAACTACTACGCCGAGGACTACCGCAGTCAGGACAGAGAGGACAAGAAGTGGCACGGTGTTGTAAGGCTTTTTGTTCCGAAAGATGACGGAAGTGAAAAAGACGAGTGGACGAAGAAATCATTCAAAAGCTTTACAAATGCAGTCGAGGACAGCAACAGTGGCTACGCTTGGGATTGGGACGAAACCAAACTTAAAGGCAAGGAAATCGGTGTGCTTGTCCGCAATGAGGAGTGGGAGAACACTGAAACAGGCAAATCGGGCTGGAAAACACAGCCGTTTATGTTCATCGCTTCTGATGATGTAAGGCAGGGAAATTATTCAGAACCGAAGGACAAGCCTCTCAAGAACAGACAGACTGCGCCTGTTCAACCTACAAATCAGGGCTTTGCCGATATGCCCATTGATGATGATTTGCCGTTTATTTAATAAATGAATCCGTTTGAAGTAAGTAGAGCACTCAAAAACTTGATGCTCATAGTTGACACACGAGAGCAAGACACTGACAGACTTCGCAGAAGAATAAGACAGACGGGACTTTCGTTCGTCCGGCAAAAACTTGACTTTGGCGACTATTCGGCGAAAACAACACTTGACAATGGCACGGAGTTTGACATTTCAAGCTCTGTGTCGATTGAACGGAAGATGAACCTTGATGAACTCTGCACATGTTATTGCAAGGGCAGAAAACGCTTCACAAGGGAGTTTGAGCGGGCAAAATCGGCAGGTGCGAAAGTTTATCTGCTCATTGAAAACGCAAACTGGGAAAAAGCCTATAATGGCAGTTACAGAAGTAAGATGTCTCCGCAAGCATTAACAGCAAGTTTATTTGCTTGGCTCGCGAGGTACGACTGTCAAATAATCTTCTGCAAAGAGGAAACAAGTGGAAAAATCATCAGAGAAATCCTGTATAGAGAAATGAAGGAGCGGTTGGAAAATGGATAACACTTTTATCAAATTAAGCCGTAAAATCCAATCGTGGCGATGGTATCAGGACGCCAACACAATGCGTGTGTTTGTACATATTCTCCTTAATGCAAATGTTTACGATCACGATTTTGAAAACATTACGGTAAAAAGAGGGCAGTGGGTTACAAGCGTTAATAAAATATCTGAACAACTTAATATTTCAACTCGTAGTATCCGAACTGCACTAAATCACTTAAAATCGACAAACGAAGTGGCAATCAAAACAACCCCGAAATACTCGATTATTACTGTAAAAAATTACAATCAGTATCAGAAAGTGACAAAGTGTTCGACAATCAATCGACAAACCGATGACAAACAGGTGACAAACGACCGACAACAATATAAGAAAGGGAAAGAAAGGAAAAGAAGGGAAGAAAGAGATGTCCCCTCTTTTTCGGAGGTTGAACAGTTTGCCCGTACTGAAAATCTGAATGTTGATGCAAAGAAGTTTTTTGATTATTACAAAGAGCGAAAATGGCAGATAGCGGATAAGCCAATTGATGATTGGAAATCATTATTAAAAATCTGGTCAAAAAACGAGCATAAGACATATGCCTCCGGAGCATACGATGGAGTGCCGACAATAAGTCGTGAGGAATTTCTCCGTTTAAAAAAGGAGGCCGAAGAAAATGACGAATGGGATTGAGTATCAAAAAGCCGTTCTCGGTCTGATTTTTCAGTATGAAGAGGAACTGAGTGATAAAATGCTGTTGCTCTCTGCCGATGATTTTGAAAGTGTCTTTGTAGACATTTTTGAGATTATAAACGAGGTCTATAAATCCTACGGAAAAATAGACAAAATCAAGGTGCTGTCAAATCTTGACGAAAACGGCAAGCGACTCTTGCTTGAATGTTGCGAATCGGCAGTTGCTCCGTCAATGATTAACGACTACATAGACTGCCTTAAGGAATGGGCGAGCAAAAAACGGCTCAAAGATAACCTCGGCAGGCTGATATTTTCGGATGATGTGACAATCGGAAATGTTCAGAAAGCAATTGAAGATGAGCAAAGCCGAATACAAATCGGCACTACCGAACAGCAGGCTAAGGAAAATGCCAACAAATTCCTCGATTCACTGCTCAGAAAAAAGCGGTTAATCAAAACGGGATTTGCAGATATTGATGTTGTTGCAAACGGACTTGAACGGGGGACTTTCGCAATTGTGGGCGCAAGACCGTCAACAGGTAAGACTTCATTCGCTCTGAATATTGTCCGCAATCAGTTCAGACGAAAAATCCGCTCACTGGTTTTCAGCCTTGAAATGACCGCTGAAATGGTCTTTGAACGAATGATGTCTGATATGCTCAATATTGATTATTCGGACTTTGCCAAACAGCGGAATCTTGCCGACAGAGCTATTGAAATTGAGAACCAAATCAATGCAATGCGTGACTATGTTTTTGTGCTTGATGATGTCTATAACATCGAAAATATCTGCTCAAAAATTGTCGAGGTCAAGCCCGATGTTGTCGTTATCGACTTTATTCAGATTGTGCAGTCGGTGAAAAGTTTTGCAGATGACCGAGTGAAAATTAATTACATTTCCGCCGAGCTTAAACGGGTTGCCAAAAAGACGGGTTGCGTAATTATCGCCCTGTCGCAGATGACGCGAGAGGGCAAAAATGCACCCACAATGTCCGATCTCAGAGAGTCGGGAGCGTTGGAACAAGATGGCGACTACATTTTTATTTTGCACAGACCGTATGTGCTTGATAAGGCAAACAATGATCCCGCCCAAACAGAGGTTTTACTTGACAAAAACAAGTTTGGCTGGACGGGCAGAATCAGCTTTGTGTTTGACGGAAATCATCAGAGGTTCACGGGAATAAATGAAAATTACTGATTTTTATAAAAACAAAAAGCAATGCGGAATATGCAGAAATTTGTACGGAGGTTTGCAGATTCAGCGGTGCAAACATGCAGCGGTAAACGAACGATTCGGGGCGTACATCTGCGTTTACTGCTGTAAGCATTGCAGGTTTTGCAAGCCCGTAAGCACAGGCTTTGTCTGCAAATTTAAAAGGAGAGAAAGCGTTGAAAGCAAGAATACCAGTTAAGCTGAAAAAGGAGGCTATGGCGGAAATTAACCGCCTTGCCGACAGGGAATATCAGAAAGTCAAGGACAAGGAAATTGCGGACGCCACAAGGCGAATTTTTAAGACGATTGTATTTGCCTTGCATAAGGATTTCGGCTTTGGCAGGGACAGATGTGCAAAGGCTTTGAAGTCGATGACTGAGATAATTGAACACTCCGACACTGACGAAGTGTTTTGGAAGCACATCGACAGGGTTGTCATCGACAAGCTGAAACTTGAATTTGACAAACGAGATTACACCGACAACGGAAAAGTTGTTAATTTTGAAGGAGATGAAGAAAATGATTGATTGTTCTAAAACTGAAAACTATTTGAATGAAAAAGCAAGAATGACGAAAAAAGACAAACTTGGGAGATGCAAACTACATATATCGGCAATGCCGGCACAGTTAATATTGATATGAGGTGATATGGATTGACAGCGAGAGAGATTAAGGACATTAACAGAGAGATTTCACGGCTCAGGGCGAAAATGGCACGGATTCAGGCTGAGGCAGACAACACGGCGGTGACGCTGGGTGAACGAATTGTTCCGTCAGGTCAGACATCCGACAGGGTGGGCAATGCGGTGGTGCAGATTGCCGATATTCAGCGTGATATTCAGAACCTTGAAATCCGCAGAAACTCGGCTCTGAACAGCCTCTCACGGGATGATTTTGTGGAAAACTGCCTGTTTATGCACCTCGGCTTAAAATACAGTTGGGCGAAGATTTTAACAAAGGTAGGCGGTAATAACACAATCGACAGTATAAAGAAAATGTGTTATCGTCACCGCTGGTAATTTGTCCCGATGTCCCGAATCAGGGTGATATAATGTAAACTGAAGAAAGCAACAAAACGACATAGGCATTTATGTCCTCCTAAAATAAATCGCACAGACCGCTCTCGTTTGAGGGCGGTTTTGTGTTGTGTGTGGTTATTTTATACAAATTATTACTTTCTAAATTGTGCGGTTTACAGAAAAATGTAAAATCTGTTGAATTGTGTCCAATAATATGATAGATTAGTGGTATATTATAACTAAGGAGAGTTGTATATGAGCGAAGAAAATAAGGCAAAAACCTGTTTTGTTATAATGCCTATATCAGACCAGCCAAAATATCCTACAGGTCATTTTGATAAAATATACGAACAGATAATTGTTCCTGCTGTCCAAAAAGCAGGATTTGAACCTATAAGAGCAGATAACGATCAAATATGTGATTCGATAATGCAAAAAATTTTGAAAAATTTAGCTGAATGTGATATGGCAATTTGTGATTTAAGTTCAAGAAATCCGAATGTTATGTATGAATTAGGAATTCGACAAGCCTATGGTAAAAAAGTAGTTTTGATACAGGATGATGTTACTGATAAAATTTTTGATGTAGCAGGAATTAATACTGTTTTTTATAAGAAAGATAGATTGTATGAAAATGTTATGAAGGCAAAAGATGATATTGCTAACGCGATAAAGGAAACTTATGAAAATGATTCATTTTCACTAATGAATATAGTCAATTTAGAAAATGCAAAAGTGGATAATTCCAAAGTTGATGAGGTCGTTTTCGATAGAATTATGATGAAATCAATATATTCAAAGTTAGATGCTATGGAAGACTCAATAAGACTGCTTTCTAATACGCAAAATGTTAGCGATGAATTAAATTGTGGTCTCAATAGACGTAGTTTTGCACGGCTGGTTATGGAATGCAAAGATGCATTGAGTAATTGTCCAGATAATCTCGATTTACTTGTTTCCTATTATCGAAGATTATTGAGAGCTAATAATGTGATGCTTAATAGTAGGAATGATAAATCTTTTACACCTAAAGACTATCTAAATGTGAAAAATACATTGATAGAATTGAATGACAGAATTAATGCTTTAACGCTTAATACTGATTAATGGAGAGTGCATTTAGTACTCTCTTTTCTTTTGCTTATTTTTAGAATTTTCAGACAAAGAGAGGTGATACCGTGAAAGACAAATTAAATGCAAGGCAGAGGAAGTTTGCGGAATATTATGCGCAGAGCGGTAACACCGTTCAGAGTGCGATACAGGCAGGATATTCAGAAAATTACGCAAACGCAAGAGCGTATGAATTGTTGGAGAATGTTGGAGTTTCAAAATACATCAAGGAGCTTTCCGATAAGCTCAAAGATGAGCGCATTATGAGTGCAAAGGACAGACAGGTTGCTTTGTCCGACATTGCAAGGAATGACGGGCAGGACACCTCCGACAGAATCAGGGCGATTGACACGCTCAACAAGATGACGGGCGAATACACCGTTAAGGTTGACGCAAAGGTTGAGCAGTCCGAAAAGCTATCCGATGTGTTCAGACAGTTGGGTGGTGAGGGACTGAGTGAGTAACAAATTTCCGCTGTCACAAAAGTATATCGACTTTATCAACACAACAAATGTGTCGGCTGAATTCCTTGAAGGCACTACAGCGTCCGGCAAAACTACCGTCGGAGCAGGCGTTAAGTTTATGCGAATGGTGTCGCAAAGTAAAAAGAAGATACACGCCATTGCCGCCAAAACAACGGGTAAAGCCGAAGAAACTATCATTCAGCAGGATAACGGTATTCTCGACCTGCACCGTAACGCAGTTTACTGTGGTAACGGCGACAAGGACTACAAGCTCCCGCATATCAAGTTTGAGGGCAAAATCATCTATATTCTCGGTTACAGCAGTCGGGATAAGTGGGAAATGGTTCTTGGTGCGCAGTTTGGGTGCGTTTATATTGACGAAATCAACACCGCCGATATCGAGTTTATCCGAGAGATGTCAACCCGTAATGACTATATGCTTGCAACGCTGAATCCCGATGATCCGAGCCTGCCTGTGTATAAGGAGTTTGTCAATCGCTCCCGTCCTTTTAAAAAATATGAAAACGATGTTCCCCCCGAGATTACGGCGGAGCTTACCGAAGAACCTGTACCAAATTGGCGGTATTGGTTCTTTTCTTTTGCCGACAATTTAAGTCTTACACCCGAACAGATTGAAAAGAAAAAGAACTCTGCACCGAAAGGTACAAAGCTCTATAAAAATAAAATCTTAGGTTTGCGAGGCAGAGCAACAGGTCTTGTGTTCCCGAATTTTGAGAGGGCAAGACATATCAAATCAAAAGAGTGGGCAGGAAAGTTTTTGAACTGTAACCGCAAGTCGGAACACTTTGTTCAGTTCACCGCAGGTCTTGATACCGCTTATTCGCAGAAGTCGCCTGACACTATCGCAATGACATTTTACGGCATTACCAATCACGGCAAGTGTGTTCAGCTTGATGAAAGAGTTTATAACAACGCTGAAATGCAAATGCCTATTGCCCCGAGTGACACGGTGAAGAATTTTATTGATTTTCTTGACCGCAACCGTGATGAATGGGGCTTTGCACGCACGGCTTTTATTGACAGCGCCGACCAAGCGACTATTACCGAATTTCAAAAGTATAAGCGACAGCACGGCTGTGTCTATGACTTTGCAAATGCATGGAAGAAAACGAAGATTATCGACCGAATCAATCTTGTACTCGGCTGGCTTGCCACCGACTGTTATTTTGTGCTTGAACATTGTAAAAACACGATTGCCGAGTTTGAAATTTACAGCTGGCGAGAGGATAAAGACAACACACCCGAGGACGGTCACGACCATTGCATTAACAGCGGTCAATATGCGTGGCTGCCGTTTAAAAATATTATTGGAAGTGAAATAAATGGGGCTGATTAACAGAATGGCTGAATCTATCAGATCGGGAATTAAAAACTTTTTGCAGATTACTCCTGCAAGCGACAAAACAATTACCGTTACCGAAACAAGCAATCATCTGACCGAGTGCTTTATCAATCGCATTTGGTATTGGGGCAACAGCAGACAGCTTGCGGAGCTGTACAAGCAGATTGACACAAACAAAACTATGTTTTGGGCGGCAAAAAGCACAAAGGGGCTTGAAATCCGTAAAATACACACGGGCCTGCCGGCACTCATCTGCGAAACGCTTGTGAATATCGTAATTGCCGACTACAACGGCACAGATGTTACAAGCAAAAATTCAACCGCTTATGCAGAGCGTTGGGAAGCTATTGAAAAGCAGAACAAGCTATCCGACACGGTTAAGCAAATGCTCCGTGATTTATGTGTTGTCGGTGACGGTGCTTTTAAGGTCAGCTTTGACACGGCTGTATCAGATGTTCCGATTGTTGAATGGTATCCTGCCGAAAACATCGACTTTACATATGTGCGCGGCAGAATCCGAGAGGTTAAGTTTTACACCGATTACACGCAAAAACACCGCCGTTATCGTTTTGAAGAAACATACGGTTACGGCTATATTCACTATGCTTTGTATGATGACAACGGCAAAGAGATTGACCTGCACACGGTTGACGCTCTTTCGTGGATTGATTCAAAGGGTGTTACATTTGACGAATCATATATGTGGGCTGTACCTGTCCTTTACGGCAAATCGTGCCACAAGGGCAGAGGTGCAGGCATTATTGGCATAAAAACAGACGCTTTCGACAGCCTTGATGAAGTGTGGTCACAGTGGATGGACGCACTCAGAGCCTGCCGAACAAAGCAGTATGTGCCTGATTGCCTTGTTCCGAGAAATCCCGAAACCTGTCAGCCGATGTCGCCGAATCCGTTCGACAACCGATTTATCACCGTGGGCAACGATATGTCCGAAAACGGCAACGGCAACAGGATTTACACCGAAAGTCCGCAGATTCAGCACGAAAGCTATTTGAGTTCATACATTACTGCTCTCGACCTCTGCTTACAGGGCATTATATCGCCGTCAACTCTCGGCATTGATACGAAGAAGCTTGATAATGCAGACGCTCAGCGTGAAAAGGAAAAGACAACCCTTTACACAAGGCAGAATCTTGTCAAAATCACGCAGAATGCACTTCAAAGCCTTGTTGCAGTTGTACTCAATGCAGACAGTGAACTTAACGGCAAGGGTATTGTTGAGGGCTTGGAAGTATCCGTAAACTTTGGCGAATATGCAAATCCGAGCTTTGAAAGTCAGGTTGAAACCGTGTCAAAAGCAAGACAGGGCGGTTTGATGTCAGTTGAAACCTCGGTTGACGAGCTTTACGGCGACAGCAAGTCGGAGGATTGGAAAGCCGAAGAGGTGCAGAGAATTAAGGAAGAACAGGGCATTGCAGGCGAAGAAGAAAAATCGGAGCTTGACGATGTGGACCTTACCGACACAGAAGAACCTGACAATAACGCAGATGATGAAGAAAATGCGGAAAATAATGCAGAAAAAACCGAAAGCAATCCCGAACAGAACGATACACAGGTAAGCAATGAGTGATTACAACATTAAAGAGGCTTTTGAGAGAATTGAAAACGAGCTTATCGACAGCATGATGCGCAATTTCAGCCGTCACAGAGCCGAAGAAACCAAAGAGGGTTACAACTGGACACAATGGCAGGCTGAACAGTTCAAAAGTCTTGAAGAGTACCGTAAGCACAACGCAAAGAAATTCGGCAAGCGTTTCAAAACCATTAACAGCAAGGTTGAAGAGATGATTCGCACCGCCAAAGCTGACGGAAATGCAAGTCAGGAGGCAGAAATTCTTGAAGCTGTCAAGGACGGTTTCAAAGCCCCGAAAAAGCCGTCAGCACACAGCACAGCCGAGTTTTTTAAGGTCAACGACCGAAAGCTTGACGCACTCATAAAATCGACCACAGACGATTTAAAGAGGGCAGAAACGGCAGTTTTGTGTATGAGCAACGACAAGTACCGCAAGGCGATTTTTGACGCACAGGTTGCAATGAACACGGGTGCGGTTACATACGAAAAAGCCGTTGATATGGCTTGTAAAGATATGCTCAACGCAGGTCTTAATTGTGTGGAATACAAGAACGGTGCAAGGCACACGCTCTCGGATTATGCGGATATGGCGGTTAAAACAGCCAACAAAAGAGCCTATCTGCGTGGTGAGGGCGAAAAGCGAGCCGAATGGGGAGTATCCCTTGTTGTTGTGAACTCAAGACAGGGCGGTTGCCCCGATTGTGCAAAATATATCGGCAAGGTGTTTATTGATGATGTTTATTCAAACGGCAAAAAGTCTGACGGCAATTATCCTCTGCTGTCAACCGCAATCAAGAACGGTTTGTTTCATCCGAGATGTAAAGACAGCACAAGTACATATTACGAGGAAATAACGACACTCGAACCTGTCACCCCCGAAGAAGAGGCAGAAATGGACCGTAGAGAACGGCTTGAAGAAAAACAGCAGTACGCAGAACGGCAGGCACAACGCTTTGAACGCCGTGCCGAATACAGTCTTGATAAGGACAATAAACGCATTGCCCAAACCCGAGCCGATGAGTGGCACGATAGGGCATTAAAGCTCAGCGATAGTAAAGGTGCAAATAATGTAGTAAAGCAAGCAGATGTTGTTGATACTCCGATGACACCCGAAAAAATAACCGATTTAAAGAATAGGTTGAGTAAAATCGGCGTTAGAAATGTAAATAATATAGAAGAACTTCAAACGCCTAAGGTAATAGAACCAGTTGTAAAACAACTTGAAAAACTTAACCAAGATTACAACAAAATGTTTTTTAGGCTTGATGTAACAGATTTGCCTGACGGAGATATTGCACAGGTTACACCTGCTAAAATTCTGCAGTTAAACAAAAGATATTTTAATTCCTCGGCAGAAATGGACGCTGTTATTAAAAAATTTGTTAAGGACAAGTTACTGCCTAAGGGTGCAGACATAAACTATATTGCAACGCACGAATGGGGACATTTAATTTCAATGGAAGATTTGAAAAATCCAAAATCTCCTATACACACTTACTTCGGAAGAACGAAAGCTAAAGATTTTGTGTCCAAAAATGCCCGATTGAATATTTATGAATATACTGCTGATACTATTGCGTGTTATATAAATAAAATACCTTGCCAAAATGCTCAAAAGGTGATAGACTACTATTTGAAAGGGAGGTAATATTATGAGTTTTAGTTCAAGATCTAAATGTGAAAGTTGTAAATACTATAAACTGATTGATGAAGCCCCTTTTTCTGCTTGTTCGGCTTATCCAACAGGAATACCTAATAAAATTTTTCGTGGTGAAAAAAGTCACGACAGACACAGACCTTTTGATAAAGGTTACAGATACGAACCAAAGGAAAAAGCCTAACCGCTCCGTAAAAAGGGCGGTTTTGTTGTTTAACTTGCCGAGAATATGTTCAGAGCAAGAAAAACGGCTTGTTTACGGCATTATTTAACTTGCCTGCAACTTGCCGTAACAGAACTAAATACATCAAATCAGCACTTTGAGAAATCAGAGTGCTTTTTTATTGCATTTAAACCGGTCGAAATCGACCAGCTTAAAATATTGAAAAGGTGGTGACAGAATGAAAATCAGAGTAACAACAGCATTTAATGACAGGCAGAACGGCTATGTACCCCGACCTGTGAATGAAGTTTTTGAATGTTCCGAGCAGAGAGCAAAGGAACTCATTGACGGCGGTTTTGCAGAAGAGGTCAAGTCTGACGCTCCCAAAAAGCCGAGAGCCAAAGCAGTTAAAACAGAAAAAACAGAAAAAGCGGATTAAGCACTTTACGAATATGTAAGGTGCTTTTTTATTGTCCGAAGACATTAAACTACGGGAGACACCGTGCAAAACTGAAACAGAGAGACACTCTATAAACTGATTACGGGAGACACCCGAAAAACTGAAAGGATATGAAAAAATGGCAGAACCAAATCCAACACCAACCCCCAATGAACCGACACTTGCACCGCAGGGAACTCCACAGGGAAACGCTCCTGCCTTTGATTACGACAAGCTCGCAAGCCTTATTACAGGCAAACAAAGCGTGACAGAGGACACCGTTTTGAAGTCATATTTTAAGGAGCAGGGATTGTCAGCCGATGAGATGAAAGAGGCTATCGGTGCTTTTAAAAAGCAGAAAGCCGAGAACACTCCCGACTTTGCAAAAATGCAGTCGGAAGTTGAATCTGCAAACAACGCAAAGCTTACGGCAGAAGTCAATCAGTCGGCAACCCTCGAAGCTGTAAAACAGGGCGTTGACATTGCAACCGTTCCGTATGTGCTTAAAATTGCAGACTTTTCAAAGGCTGTGACAGACGGCAAGGTCAATGCGGAAAAGCTGACAGAGGCTGTTAAAAAGGTGCTTGACGATATCCCCGCACTCAAGGGCAAACCTGCCGAGAACGACACAGGAGTTAAGAAAATCGGCGGTGACGGCAACGGTACATCGGACGGTACAAAACCAAAGGTAAATGTTCCTACCAAAAAATGGAACAGATTTAATATTTAACCAAAGAAAGGATTGAAAAATTATGGCAAACACAAATAACTATGCCGAGCAGTTCAGCCCTGATCTGCTCGAAATTCTCGTTCAGGGCACACTTACATCACCGTTCATCACTTCAAATGTAAAGTGGGTTGGCGCAAGAACATTCCACTTCACACAGATGAGTACATCAGGCTTTAAGAACCACAATCGCAACGGCGGTTGGAACAAGGGCAAGTATGTTCAGACCGATGTTCCATTCACCTGCGAACACGACCGTGATATTGAGTTCCTCGTTGACAAGGCAGATGTTGATGAAACTAACGCAACCGCAAAGGTTGAGAATATTTCAAAGGTGTTTGAGCAGACACAGGTTGCTCCCGAAACAGACGCACTTTTCTTCTCAAAGGTTGCCGCAAAGGCGCAGGCAACAGACGGATATCATTCTTCAACAAAGACATCGGAGTGGACTAAGGAGAACGCTTATTCAAAGCTCAAAACAATTCTCTCTGCCGGCAAGCTCCGCAGATACAAGGCAAGAGGCACACTTGTTGCCTATGTGACATCTCACATTATGGACTGCCTCGAACAGTCAACAGAGTTCACTCGCAAGATTGAGCTTACACAGATTGCAGAGGGCGGTATCGGCATTGAAACAAGAGTGACTGAGATTGACGGTTGCCCTATCATCGAGGTTATTGACGATGAGCGTTTCTACGATAACTTCAACTTTAACCCCGATGACGGCGGTTTTGAGCCTGCAACAGGCGCTCACAAAATCAATGTTCTTGTTGCCTGCGGTGAAACCTGCAAGACTGTTCCGAAGATTTCAAGCATTTACTTCTTTGCTCCCGGCTCACACACAGAGGGTGACGGCTGGCTCTATCAGAACCGTTCGCTTTCCGATACATTCGTATTCCCGAACGGCAAGGACGGCAAAATTGACAGCATTTATGCCGATGTTGACACAACGGCGGTTGCGTAATGTATGCCGATTACATTGAACATCAGGGCGGAGATGAAAACAGCATTATCTCTGCCGAACACATTGATGTTCTGACTTTTAACCGCATTGATTTTGAAAAACTTTCGGAAATGCAGAAGAGAATCATCGGCAGAGTGCATAGCAGACTTACTGCTTTTGAAGAAGAAAATGCCGATATGATTTCTTCCTATCTGAAAAGCTATTCAATCAACGGCACATCAATGGAATTTGGCACAAGCTGGAATTTAATGTGTATCAGCGGAGTGGCAATTCCTGCCGACCTCTATGCGTTGCTAAAATCAACAGGACTTTGTTATCCTGCAATCTGAAAGGTGCGTGAAAACCGTGAAATTTCCGTCACTTGTAAAAAAGCAGTTCTGCAAAACTCCTGTCGAGGTCACAATCTACGGTGAGGGTGTTACCGAAGACGGAGCACCCCTGACCGTGTTTGAATGCAAAAATCTGTATCCCTCCGACAGCTTGTACCCGTCAGCAACCCTGCACGGTGGCTCTGCCTTGTGTAATATGCAGTCAAAGGCAAAGACAGTCTATACCAAAGAACAGAAAATTGTTCAGGTGTCGGCTGTCTTGCTTTTTGACGGCGATATTGCCCCCGACAGCCCCACTTTAAGCGGTGGCTTTGTAATCCTTGACGGTGTAAAACGAAACATCGTACAGGGTACAAAACACCGCAACCCCGACGGCACAGTTAATTTTACGGAATTGGATGTGATTTAATGGGATTTTCGGTATCATCAAAAATCAAACTCAATATGCCTGTTGTAAAACAGCTTGATAGGGCAAAGCAACAGGCTCTTGAACAGACAGGTGACGCACTTCTTACACAGGTGAAAAACACGCAGGTAATGCCGTTTGATACGGGTAACCTTCAGAACGAAAATACCTTTGTCGATTACGCTCAGATCCGGAACGGCACGGTGAAAATCGTGTCAAGCACTCCGTATGCAAGAAGGTTGTATTTTCACCCCGAATATAATTTCAGCCGTGAGGAAAACATTGCCGCCGGCGGAAAATGGCTCACACCGTGGCTTGAAGGCGGTACAAGACAGAATTTTTGCAGTCGGGCATTTGTGAGATTATACAGAAAGGAAGCAGGACTTTGATTTACTTATCGGACATCAGAGATTGGCTCAAAAGCGTTACCTCAGCCGAGCATTATTATATCGGCAAACTTGACAACAAGCAGGACAGGTCAATCGGTGTGTATTCATTAAAGCAGTCGGGAACACCCACAAGGTCAATCGGCGGTGAAAGCACCTACGATACAATAAGCGTGTCTTTGCTTATCCATTACAACGACAACGCAAGAGAAACCGAGGAGTTTGCACGCAGACTTTACGAAACGCTTTACGGCATTAAAAATGTTGAAATTAAGGAACACAAAATCTATATAATCGAACTGCTCACGGAAGAACCCGTTGATGTGGGAACAGACGACAAGGGTGTGTATGAGCAGGTCATTGAAGTTAAATTTTATTACGAAAGGAAGTAATTTTATGGCAAAGGTTGAATCGGGAGTATTCCCGTGCTATGAAAATCAGTTTGCGGTTGGCAAGGCAGGAACAGAATCCGCCACGACAAATATTGCTAACTGCGAAGAATTTTCCGTTGCATTTGACAACGGTGTCGAGGAATGGACAGCCTTTGAAAACGAGGGCTGGAAGTCAAGGCTTATGACAGCAAAGTCAATCACAATTTCGGTAAAGGGCAAGCGTACAATCGGTGACGCAGGTAATGACCAGATTGCCTCCCTTGCATTTGAAAACGGCAGAAAGACAGAAGTTTCGTTTATGTGGACCTTCCCCAACGGTGCAACCGTCCTCTTTAAAAATGCAGTTGTATCCGTTACATCAAACGGTGCAGGCGCAAGTACGGGTGTTGCTCCGCTTGAATTTGAAGTTATGTCAAACGGCAAACCCGTATATACAGCAGCCGCTTAAAAAACGAAAGGAATGAACGATTATGTCAAAGTTAATTGATATTACAGACAAACTTAATTTTGAGGAAAAGCCGAGCGTCAGAGTTAAAAATGTTGACCTTGCAATCAACAATGACGCAGTTTCAATTCTCAAACTTGCGGCAATTTTTGAGGACGGCAACGGTAAAAGCAAAGATGTTATCGAAATGTATCATCTTCTTTTTGATGAATCCGAAAGAAAAAAGATTGAAAAGTTACAGCTGAATATGCACGATTTCAGCACCCTTATCAGCGAATCTGCCAAAATTGCAACAGGCGATTTGACTGACGAGGGGGAAGTTCAGACCCCGGCTACGACCTGATTGATGACTTTGATTTAATCGTGTCGAGCTTTCGCTCGGAGTACGGGGTCAGCATTTATTCAAAGGATTTTGCAAAAATGGGTTGGAATGAGTTCTGCTCACTTCTGCAAGGCTTAGGACCCGAAACACCGCTTGCAAGAACGGTTCAAATTCGCCTTGAAACCGACAAAGAGGTCTTGAAAAACTTTACTTCGTCACAGCATAAAATCCGCAACAAATGGCGGTCAAGGAATATAAAGCACTATTCAGATGAAGATATGAACACCGTTCTTGCAGAATTTCAAAACTTCTTCGCTAATCTGTAAATTTGTACATAATTTTCGCTGTATCTACAAAATTCTTGACAATGTTAATACATAGTGATAAAATGTAACATACACTAACAAATTTATTAAGGAGAGTGTATGTTTATGAAATGTCCACATTGCGGAAACGAATTAAAGGACGATGCAAAATTTTGCGACAAGTGCGGTGCAGGCTTTGGCGGAAACGATTCAACCTCGGCAACCGTAAATCCTGCAAATGCAAAGAAGAAAATTTACAAGCGTTGGTATTTTTGGGTTATTATCGTTGTTGCTATTATGATTGTTGGCGGTGTAAACGGTGCAATTAACGGTAACAGCAGCTCAAACAAATCAAAGCAGGAAACTACTGTTGCAAATCAGAGTTCAGAAAAAGCGACTGAAAAAGCAACTGAAAAAGCGACAGAAGCACCGACCACAAAAGAAGTTGCAACAGAAAAGCCTACTAAAGACCCGAAGAAGGTTGAAAAAGAATTTAAAGACGGTTGCAAAACAATCGACTTTAAAACTCTTTCAAGAAACCCTGACAAGTACAAAGGTAATGACTACAAGTTTGAAGGTAAGATTATTCAGGTTCAGGAAGGCTGGGGCGATTCGGTTGACCTGAGAATCAATATAACCAAAGAAGAAAATGAGTATCTTGATGAACCATTGTGGACTGATACAATCTACGCAACTGTAGAAATTCCTGACGGTGCGGACAAACTCCTTGAAGATGATGTAATCACATTCTGGGGAACTTGTGACGGCGACTATACATATGAAACCGTAATGGGCAACAATGTGTCACTTCCGAAAATCGACATCAAATACTACGAACTCAACAAATAAAACAAAAAGCCACTCCAAACGGGGTGGCTGTTCTTTTGCAAAATTTTATTAGCGTACATCATAACGGTGTGCGCTGTTTTTATGCCTGTTTTTAAAGAATCTAAAATGAAAGGAAGTGGTGAATATGGCGACAAAGGCGGGTGAAATTGAGCTTGATGTCAGGCTTACGGGTGATGATATTTCCAAAACATTGCATAAGATTTCCGATTCAATTACAAAAAAGTTTGATTCGGCATTTTCAAGTCTTTCAAAAGATTTTGAAAATGTAAGCACGGATATGAAACGGTCCTTTTCAAAGGTTTCGGAGGGCGTTTCTCAGAAAACCGAGAAAGAGTTTTCAAATATCAAAGGCAGCGGTGAGCAGTTAAGCAATTCGGTTTCATCTTCGTTTAAGAAAATCGGTACGGCTGTGGTTGCCGCCTTTTCCGTTGCCAAAATTAAGGAGTTCGGTCAGCAGTGCATTGAATCGGCTGCGGAAGTCAATGCGGCAAATTCGCAGTTTGAGCAGACTTTCGGCACAATGCAGTCACAGGCAGAATCAGCCATTCAGAGCGTTGCCAATCAGAGCGGTATTCTTGAAACCCGATTACAGGGTGTCGGCACAAGCATTTATGCCTTTGCGAAAACTACGGGTATGGACAGTTCAAGTGCTTTGGGTATGATGCAGGAGGCTTTACAGGTAACAGCCGACAGTGCCGCATATTACGATCGTTCGCTTGAAGACACCGCAGAAAGCCTGAAATCATTCCTCAAAGGTAACTTTGAAAATGACGCCGCACTCGGTTTGTCCTGTACTGAAACCACACGAAATGCGGCGGCTAATAAGTTGTATGGCAAGTCATTTACGGATTTGTCGGAATCGCAGAAACAGCTCACGCTTTTGCAAATGGTTAAGGACGCTAATCAGCTTTCGGGTGCTATGGGACAGGCAAGCCGTGAAGCAGACGGTTGGGAGAATGTAACGGGCAACCTCAGAGAAAGTTGGAAACAGCTCCTTGCCGTAGTCGGTCAGCCTATTCTTCAGGTGGCAACTCAAGTTGTAAAGCGGTTGAGTTCCGCACTTGCAACTTTAACGGAATATGCCAAAGGTGCGGTTGAATCGCTTTCAAAGGTCTTCGGCTGGGATACAGGCAACAACACCGCAAGCAATATCAAATCTGCGTCCGATTCTGCCAAAAGCCTTACGGATATGGCAGATGACAGTTCAAAGTCACTTGATAATGTTCAGAAAAGTTCCGAAAAAGCAAAGAGAAGTGTTGCGGGCTTTGATAAGCTGAATGTGCTTTCAAGCTCTGACAGCTCATCTTCAAAGTCAGACACCTCTTCATCAAAAAGCTCTTCAGGCGGTTCATCGGGCAGAGCTGTTGCAAAGAATGTTGTTAAGGACACAAGCAAAAACCTTTCGGGGGCATTCAAAAATCTATACGAAAAAAGCGGATTCAAAGGCTTTGTCGAGAATGTACAGAAAGGTATTAACAAGGTTGATTGGTCAGCTATAGGCAAGAACTGCAAGACTGTTTTTGATAATGCTGTTCCCATAGTTCAAAAGGCATTCGGCACAATGCAAAAGGTCGGTTCTGCAAAACTCGGGGCAATCGGCTCTGCATTCGGAGCGGTTGCGACAATCGGCGGAAAGTCGTTTCAGACCATTTCAGGCGGTGTTGCTAAGTGGATCTCAAAAGACAGGGAAAAGATTATCGGCTTTATCGACACCATAGGCAACAATCTTACAAACGGCTATAACAATCTTTCAATCTTTTTTGATAATTTCGGTACACTTGCAGGTAATGCAATTGACAATGTTCGCCCTCAAATGGAAGAATCAATTTCCAATCTTTTAAGCGGTCTTACAACCTTTGCGGGTTCAGTCGGCGAAGTTGTTTCGGGTGCGTTTTCAATCGCAACCGAAAGCCTTATTGAATGGACTGAAAATGACGGTGCAACAATCACAGAATTTCTTGAAAATTTACAATTGCAGTTTGCAGATGTGTTTAACTTTATCGGTCAAATTTTCGGAGATATCGGAACAATTATCAGTAATTGGTGGAACGGCAGCGGACAGCAGATTTTTCAGAATGTTTGCAATATGTTTACCAATATCGGCACAACCCTGATGAATGTTTACAATCAATGGATTAAGCCTGCGTGGGATTTTATCGTAGCAATCGTAAAGTCAGCTTGGGAAAACTGGCTTAAGCCTGTTTTTGAGGGTGCAATAAATTTCTTCGGCAAGGTTGCAGACTGTGTTTCAACCGTGTGGAATAACTTCCTGTCACCGTTTGTAAACTGGCTTGTCAGTTTTTGGGGACCTATATTTCAGAATGTTTTCAATGCCGTAAAAAGAGTGTTTGATAATGTGTTTACATTTATCGGTGAGTTGGTTACCTCTATACAGAAAACATTCGGCGGTCTTCTTGACTTCATCACAGGTGTTTTCTCAGGTGATTGGAACAAAGCATGGCAGGGCATCTATGACTTCTTCAAAGGTATTTGGGACGGCATTTGCGCCGTGTTTAAGTTCATTATAAACGCAATCATTGACGGCATAAATGCGTTGTGGACGGGTATTTATAACTTTGTTTCGGGCGTTGTTAATTCAATCGGCGGATTAGCCGGTATTATCGGAGCGGCATTTGGACAGGATTGGAGCTTTTCAATGCCTGAAAATCCGCCTCTCATTCCGAGATTTGAAGAACCCACGGAATCACCGGCACGAAAATTTGCAAAAGGCGGTATTGTTAAAGCTCCGACACTTGCTGTTGTCGGCGATAACGCAGGTGCTAACAGCGGCAATCCTGAGGTTATTTCTCCGCTCAACAAGTTGCAGGGTATGCTCGACAATTCGGGCGGTCAGGATACCGTGATTCTTACGCAAATTCTTGACCTGCTTAAACGCATTTATGAAATGTTCATTATCTTCCGCAATAACGGCGGCAACACTTATTTGTTTACTGCCGAGCTTGAGGGTTCAACGCTTTTTGAAGAAATGATAAGGCAGGATGAGCTTTACAGACGCAGACACAACGGTAAATCCGCATTTGCATAAAGGGGGAATGATATGTCAAATTATAACGGCTATTTGCTTAAATTCGGCAACAACATCATGCCAAATAAGTACATTACCGCATTTTCATCAACTCCGAATCAGCGACTTGAAACTTCTGCGGAACGAGATCAGAACGGTACGCTTCAAAGGGCAACGCTGCCAAATTACAAAACAAAAATTTCGTTTTCAACTCACATTCTTCATCTTGACGAAAAGATTGATTTTCAGTCGATTATCAACCTCTCAATGGCGAATAAGTTACAGAGGAAGTGCAGGGTAACTTATTGGAACGATGAAACGAACAGCTATTACACCTCTTCTTTTTATATTTCTGATATTGAATATACCGCAATGAATGCCGAAAAGAATGATATAACCTATCAGCCGATTACGGTTGAGCTGATTGAGTATTAAGGGGTGATTCTTAAAAATGCTTGTATCTAAAGAAATTGCTGATAAGCTGAAAACAAACACACTTTACAACACCGTTGCCCTGCATTCCCCCGACGGCAGTTTTGAGGATATAACCGGCGAAAGTATCGTGCTTGACAGTTTTTCGCTTGAAAATGAAATCGTTGAAAAAGAATTGAAATTCGGCGGTTGCATAGCCTCTGAAATGAGCGTGAAACTCATTGATTATGATTGCTCGGCTTTGATAGGAAAGACGGTACAGGTCATCATAACGGCAACATATCTTGAATCGGAGCTGTATCCGTCAGATGATTTGTACCCGTCAAATACTCTTATTTGTCCTGCCGAAACAGGAACGGTTGAATGTCCTGTTTTCTACGGTAAAATTCAGTCGGCTCAAAGAGATAAAAAACAGCGTAACATCGTCAAAATCACAGCCTATGACGCTTTTTATGATATGTCAAAGGTGGATGTGTCTTTGTGGTTTGCAGGCAAAGAGAACGAGGACGGCAGTTTTGATTATGGTTATGCTCACTATGCAAAAGACGAAACTTTTAAGCATTTATACAGCGCCCTTTATGATAAGTGGGAAGATTACGGTGTGGAGGCTGTTTCATACTTGCCAAAACTTGATATTTTAAGTTTGCCTCTTAATTTTGATGATGCCTGCGTGGAAAAGGTTATAAAGAATATTTCCCTATCGGATTTAATTCAGGCTTATGCGGAATTATCCTTGTGTTTTGCGATGATTGACCCTAAATACGGGAATCTTGAATTTTTATCGCTCTACGGCAAACAGTCGGCAGATACCGTTGATTCATACAAGGACCTGTCTTTTGAGGATTACGAACTTGAACCTATCCGTATGTACAGTGCTAAGTTTGCCGATAAAAAAACATATTTGTATGGCAGCAGTAACGATTTTTCGTGGTATGTTTCCGATAATATTTTGATGAGGTGCAGAACAACAGCAAGTGATATCGGTGCTAAATATAATTCTGCTAATTTTTTTGGCAGTGTATATAAATACCGCCCGACAAAAATTAAGCTGTTTTCGTATTGGTGGCTTGAGGCAGGCGATAAGTACACAATTAAAACTCCGTTTAAGGATTTGCCGACAATCGAAACATTTGTGTTCAATAAGAAAATGGACGGATTTATAACTACCCTCACATCAAAGGGTGAAAAGCGATTAGGAAAGGAAATAAAAGAGAATGAACAAATACAATAAAATCGGCTTTGTGAACGGCTCTGCTCCTGCTCTCAATGCCGACAACCTCAACCATATGGACGAAGGGATTGAACGGGCAACAGACGGAGCAATTGCACTTGAAACCGAAATAGCCACGGCAAGAGGTGATTCTGCCGACCTGAACACACGCTTTACCGCTGATGAAGCAAGCCTTAAAGCCGTGAAGTCTGAAATAGCCACAGCCCGAGGAAGCTACGACAATCTTGACCAGCGTTTAAATGACCTTATCGTTGATGACGAGGGAGTCATTACAACTTTTAATCTTGCAGACGGTGCGGTCACAACGGCTATTATCGAAGACGGAGCGGTAACGCAGAACAAGCTCTCGGCCGACTTAAAATCAGCGGTCAACAGCATTGCGAACAAGGCAGATACCGCTGATGTTGACACGGCTCTTGCTACAAAGGCGGATAAAGCTACAACGCTTGCCGGCTACGGAATTACGGACGCGTATACGCAGAGTCAAATAAAAACAAAGCTTGAACAAAAGCTTAACAAAATGCCGTTTGACAGTGAACCTACGCTCAACAGCCCGTGTTATCTCACAAGCGGAGCAGTTTACAACGCTCTGCTTGTTAAAGCCGATAAAACAGCCTTAGCGACTAAATACGATTCGTCAAATGTCGAGGTCGGCAAGGGGGAGCTTACTCCTGCACAGGCTATTTATGACGGCTACGAGGGCAGCTTTAACTATTCAAAAATCGGCAAAACCGTGACGGTAGCACTTAACATCACAACCCTTGTTGCAGGCAAAAACTATGTACAGTTCGCAGGACTGCCGTTCATGGCTATGACTGCGAGCAGACTGTCAAGCATTGTGGCGTATACAACTGCCAACAAGCTTGTTAATATTCGCCTTGACGGCTCATGGCTGTACATAAACAGTCCCGGTACGACATTTGCAGAAGGCGAAAAAATCAATGTAATAGTTACATACATCATAGGCTAAGGAGGCAAAAATTATGGAATTAAAAGAAAAAATCACACTTGATATGCTGACAAAAGAAAGCGTTTCGGTACTCAGACAGCAGTTTTTGAACTTTAACGGTGAAGAAATGCAGGTAGGCGGTAACATCCGCAACGCATACATGAACAGCAAATCGGGCAGAGAACAGCTCAAAGCGGTGCTGTCGGACGAATACTACAACGCAGTAATGGCAGTGTGGGGCGACAATCCAACCGTTGATGAGCCTGTTGTTGAAAGTGAGGTGTAAACAATGAAAGAAAATATTTTACAGGCATTATTTGCCACGGTGTGTGGTGCTATCGTCGCATATCTTAACATCTTGCTTGTGCCGTTTGCGGTGATGATTGCGGTAATGATTATCGACTACATCACAGGAATGGCACAGGCATACATCAGCCACACGCTTAACAGCCGTGTCGGCGTAACAGGCATTATCAAAAAGGTAGGCTATATCGTAGCCGTAGCGGTCGGTATTGTTGCCGACTATCTCATAAGCTCGGCACTTGTCAACTGCGGAATCGACCTGCGGATTAACTACTGCATCGGCATGATTGTTACGATTTGGTTTATCATCAACGAGTTGATTTCAATTTTAGAAAACCTCTCGGAAATCGGTATTCCATTGCCGAAATTTTTGGTATCAATCGTTAAAAGGCTGAAAACTACAGTCGAAGTAAAAACAGATGAAAGCGAGGAATAATATGAAAAATACCGTTACAAAGCCTCAGATTGATGAATTACTCGAAAAATCAGAAATTAAGGTCGAAACAGTTTACGGCAAGGTAACCATTGTAAGCTGTAAACTGCCAAACGGATTTGTTATAACTGAATCAAGCGGAGCAGTTGACACAGCAAACTATGATGAAAAAATCGGTACAGAAATCTGTATGGCAAGAATTGAAAACAAATTGTGGGAACTCGAAGGATATGTCCTTGCAAAACAGCTTTATGAAAGAGGGAATAATAATGGCAACAGTAACGGTTGATAAAATTATCAGCACAGCAAAATTCCTTGTTGGAAAAGACTCGGGCAAAGGTTGCGATATTATGAAATGGTATGGCACTTTTAACACAACAATCAATGCAGTTGCGTGCTGTTGTGCAGGTCAGATGTATCTTTTCCACAAAGCAGGGGCGTTGGATATGATTCCGGGCGGTAAAACGGCATCTTGCGGTATTATTGCCGTGAACTTTTTAAATGCCGGTCAGCTTTATGGCCCTAAAGAAGTTAAGCCGGGCGACATTGTTATATTTTCGTGGAGCGGTCAAACGACTACATACGATTCAAGGTTGAGGGCGAAAGGTTATAAGACGCTTGACCACATTGAACTTTGTATTGCTGTGGGCAGTTCTACCATAACAACAATCGGTGCAAATAACGGCGGCACAGAGTGCGATGATTTCAGAGTCAGAACAAGATATAAAAGTAATATTTCCTGCTGTTGCAGACCGAAATATGCTAAAATAACAAACGAGGTGAAAGAAGAAATGATTAAATACGGCGCACACAACACAGCAACACTTGCGTTTAAAAAGCAGCTGATTACGCTCTATAATATGGGTATCATCAAGACAAAGGTTGACAACTCAAACGGTTTTGGTGACGGTACGCTAAAGGCTGTTAAAGAGGCACAGAGAGCAGCTAAAATTACAGATAACGGCGTTGTCAATGAAAAGACAGTCAATGCAATTTATCACCTCATAAATGATTGCAACTGGGCTAAAGACAAGAAAATTGCCAACGCAAAAAAGGCACTCGGCTAATTAAAACCTAAAGGACATTCAACACATAATTGCAAAAATATTCCCCTCATCCGCCGTAAAAAGTGGGTGAGGGGGATTTGTTATTATTTCCTGTTGCAATCCTTTCAAGTTCACGGATACAGTTTACAAATTAAAGGTGAGGTGAACATCACAACTTTTTTCAGCCTTGCATTTGCAATGCATTTTCTCTGTTTTTGCTTGTATTTTGATGTATTTAAAAGCATAAAGCATAAAAAATAACCGCACTAAAAAGCCTGAAAATGGCTTTCTAATGCGGTTTTTCTTTGGCGTGCCAAAAGGGATTCGAACCCCCGACCTTTCGCTTAGGAGGCGAACGCTCTATCCAACTGAGCTATTGGCACATAACACAAATATTGTATATTAAGACCTTCAATTTGTCAAGAAAATGGAGCTTATTTGTTATAATAAATTTTTGCAAAAGTGTTCTGAAAAAAATTTAAAAAAGTGTTGACAAAAGTAAAAGCTTGTGATAGAATAAATCTTGCTGAAACGCTGAAAGGCGACATAAATAAACGGAGAGGTGTCCGAGTGGTTTAAGGAGCTAGTCTTGAAAACTAGTGATCCCGCGAGGGACCAAGGGTTCGAATCCCTTCCTCTCCGCCATTTTATTTTTATAGTGCATTTAACTTCACACGGAGGATTACTCAAGTGGTGAAGAGGCTCCCCTGCTAAGGGAGTAGGTCGCTAACGCGGCGCGAGGGTTCAAATCCCTTGTCCTCCGCCAAAGGTCCGTCGTAATCTATCAGAATTACGACGGGTCTTTTTCTTTTGGCGGAGTTGTTTTTTTATTCGGCTCAATGTCAATAGTTGGGGTAACCCGAAAAAACAGAATATATGAGAATTACAAGCGGCAGAAATTAAACTGTCGCTTGTTGTTTTTACATATAATTTTATTTATTAGGCATTTTTTACAGGAGCGTACTCGCCGTTTACGGACTGATAATAACTAATCAAAAAAGCAGTTCAGCCGATTTGACTAAACTGCCTCTTATGTTATTCGTATTGTTTATAACAGC